GCCCACTTGTCAAAAACTTCTTTACCATGAAGGTGAAGTTCGAAACAAACGTTTTCCACGTTCTGGATAGTTGCTTCTTCAATGGACACAGACTTACGAGTCCAATTAGCAATCTCAAGAACGGCTTCAAGTTCCATTGGACACAGATAAAGGCCAGACTCGTGATCCATCACGAAACTCCTCTTCAAGTATTTAACCTGATCAAGAGTCCTAAATGGAACCATTTCACCAGTCTTAGCTTCATCAGTGTACGTCATTCCAAAAGTTTCATAAGCTTCAGCCATTGAAATTTGGTTGAAGAAAATGGAACATTCATCAGAAATGTTAAGAGCGTTGTCATCACCATAGGCCACCATACTCACATGTTTGCGAAACGCACTCATAGAATGATAAGGTGAACCTTTGGTAATCAACATCCAGACATATCTGACGGAGATGGAATTATAGATGGAGTTAAGGATGGCTGTCAATGGACATCCTGAGGGCTGAGAGTGAGTCCACATGTAGACAGACTGTTTACATAAATGGACTGAATTACACATCTCTTTCCACAGGACAGAACGCACTTGACTTTCTTCCTCAGTTCCATCGTACCAATCATTAATGATCTCACAAATGGCGTGCAATATCTGCACATTCAAGGTACCATCAAAGTTGGAGAAATCTCCAGCAATAACTTTTGGTCCCTTCATTGACATGAGATCAGCAATCTGAGTCCAATCAGGAGAATAGACATTCGTGCCAACAGATATTTCATTGGCATTTCGATTATGAGCGCAATGAGCGGCAAATCCCAAAAAGTACTTGCGAATAGCGAGTGTGGCATCAATAGGTCCAGCAGAGAAAACTCTCGTCTTTCCTTGATCCACCTTCTTAATGGGTCTCCGCTCATCCTTCAAAGTGTCAGTCCAAATCGTAGGAGTGCGCTTGTTGTTCTTGGCATTCTCAATCCTCTCATGAATCTTTTGTCTCAAGTTCTCGTCGAGTTTATACTCATCAGATCCAAGCCAAAAAGTTTTACCAGGCATATTTGTCATCCGCTTCCACGGGTAACCAGGCGCAGTTGATCTATTGATAGGAGCAGCAAATTCGTCTCCTTCAATTCCTTCAACCATTTCAATGTCTGTCAAAACTCTCTGACGAGGCAAATCTTCCTTGAAATTACGTCGAACATCAGCCACAGCTGCAGCCAACATATCGTTATCAAGAACCATGGAAGGAATGGCACACTTTTCGAGGCCTTTCATCATGGGATCGAGAACTTGACCATCAACAATAATCGGTTTCAAGTGACAAGGTTTGGTGATTGGCTCAGTCACTTTGCCCGAAATCAAAGATGGTCTCAAAGAAGATTCCAACGCAGAGGCCACTTTGTACTCAGCCAAACCAAGAGGAGTAAAATTTCCCTTGGGAACTGGCACATCTTCCTTGACTTGAGCAACCCGCTCATCATATTCCATTTCGATCTTAGCTCCGGCTGAAATCATAGCAAGAGCACGATCGATATCAGATCTGTTCAAAGGGGAAGCCATTCCAACTCCGACAGTTCCCGCAACATGTAGGCCAATCAATTTCCTGCTAATCATAGGATTGATAACTACCAAAGGACTTCCACAATCTCCAGCAGTAGTCTCCATATCATAATGGTATCTGTGCCTAATGGCATAAGATCCATAAACTGAAGAATACGAGGTTGCAGAATCTCTGGCAGTAACGTGTCCAAATCGCTTAACCACACCAGTTTCATCTGGAGTTAGCATAACCCCATACTGGGTGGTAATTTTGGATATTTCATTGGAATCAACAATCATGTCGAGAACCTTGGGGTGATCAGGAACAGTGTTAGGACACTCAATGAGAATTTGATCTTTCTCGTCTCCATTCTTATCCAAAACAGTAACTGTCTTGAGAACTGAGACGGGAAAAACAAAACCCTCTTTATTCTTCGAGTTCCAAATACGGACCTGAGTGGCTTTTTGCATGTAAGGCAACAAGTGCCTAACAGTCAAGAAAATACGACCAACAATGAAAAATCCACGAAGTGAACCAATTAAGGTCTGACCTTCGTAAAGAGAAATATAATACATGTTGGATACAATCTTCTTGGAAATCTGAAAGGCATTATCGTCGCGCATAAGCTGAGCCTCAAAGTCTGCAACATTGTCAATGACTTGAACAGTTGTATTATCAAGTTCTACTCGAACATTCTTAGTTGCAGCTTTAGTCCTAAAATCACCAGATTGAGAAATCTCAACCTTAGGTTTAACTTGAGAGATCCTGGTTTTAAAATCACCAGAACTACTAAGTTCAACCCGCTGCTTGGCTTCCTTGGCTTTAGTCTTAAAATCTCCTGACTGAGAAATCTCAACTTTGCTCTTTGATTCCTTAGACTTGGTCTTAGGATCGGAAGAACTGGCCAACTCAGCTTGATTCTTGACTTGTCGCTCACAATAGAGAGCAGCAATAACAGGTAACAAAGCCAAGCCAGCCAATAACCAAGGATGCTTTTCAAGGGTGGCAGCAG